ATGGAGTTTTGGTTTTCCCATTAGTCAACTCCTCCTAGGGGTAACCATAATAAGATGGTGGAGATGGTGGTGGAGATGGTGGTGGAGATGGTGGTGGAGATGGTGGTGGAGTTGGTGGTGGAGTTGGTGGTGTTGGTGTAGGGGTTGGCATAGGGGTTGGCATAGGGGTTGGTGTAGGCGTTGGTGAAGGGGTTGGGGTAGGAGTTGGTGAAGGAGTTGGGGTAGGAGTTGGTGTAGGGGTTGGTGAAGGAGTTAGTGTAGGGGTTGGTGAAGGAGTTGGTGAAGGAGTTGGTGTAGGGGTTGGTGAAGGAATTACCATTGATGTTGGTGTTGGTATCGGCGTGGATGTAAAATCATCGATGGTCGCTATGGCAGTTTTTGATATTAATGACGTTCCAGTAGTGGATTGTGAAGGAGTATCGGGAGTACCTACACAATCTACGATTCTAATAACTTTAAACTTATCTTCATCAGTTAATTCACCTTCGGTATCATCACCAATTCTCCGCACACAAAAAACTGGAGCAATAATTGCATTATAACCTGTTTCAGATTTAATGTAAACTTCTGGTCTTTCTGTAAACCCATTACCAGAATTTATAATTCTAAGAGAAGCCACTGTACCAAAAGGTCCAAATTTTACTTCAACCTCAGCACCACCAAGATTGGGTTCAATAACAACTTGATCCCCTTCAGAATAGTTTAACCCATAATTGTCAATATACAAATCACACAAATATAGTAAAGCAGGATAACTACCAATATTAATTACTGGGAATGCATCGAATTCAGTTGCACCATTTACCCCTGTTCCAGGTATTCTAGTTATTCCCCTAACATTAGCAATTTGATCTTGAATTGGTTGATTAGCATCATTATCAGGACCAAATCCTGGAGTAACATTACCCCCTGGTCCAATTACAGGCAATCCACCCTCTAAAACTTGACGATCTTCGGGTCTAATTACAGTATCACCAGGGCGCTGAGGAATTTCTGCTCCTGGTGGATATTGTTCCCAGCGTCCATCTGGAGTTCTAATAACAGTATTTTCTGCTGGAGCCCAAACTCTGCCATCTCCACCCAAATCACCATTTGGTCTTGTTGGATAATCACCTCCAGGACTTTCTATTACAACCTGTCGAACTTGTTGAGTTGGCAATCCAGTATCTGGATCTGTCCCACCATCTGGTTCCATAATTGCAATTGGATTAACACCCGACCCCTTACCACAATTATCAGTTATATCAACAAAAGGAGCTTTAGTATACCCAAGACCTCTAGCAATAATATCTACACCCAAAATATCTCCAGCAGCACTTACAATTGCATTACCTCTCGCTCCACTTCCACCACCGCCACCCCAAAAAGTAACTTGTGGAGGACCACAAAAAACAGGACCAATATTACAACCATTAGTTGCACTAATAGCACTATTAATTAAGTTACTAAAATCTACTGCAGCGGCAACTGTATCAATTAATCCAGAAGCACTTCCAACAAGACCCAACGCTTGATCCGCAACTCCTTTAGCGGAATTTATAATCGAATCAATATCAAAAATTGCTGATGGTTTTCCACCTTCAAAAATATTCCATTCTTTTGTTTCTGGACATTCTTGATCTTCCTCACAAGCAAAAAACCCAGCAAGTGCTTTTAAAATATTTAAAATAGAACCTGCAAGACTAAACACACCACCAATCAATCCAGATACTGAACTAATGATTGCATCAATTGCTCCAGCAATTCTTCCTATGGTATTGCCCAAAAGGTCTGCAATAAAATTTGCGACTGCACAAGCTGGAACATTGATGTAACGATCAAACATCTGACTAAGAAAATTACCAACCATTTTGAAAAGATTTTGGATCAACTTGTTAAACAAACAAGTAATCAACTCCATTAAAGCATCATGACCAACTTTTGCTTTATCTCTGTCTGGAGGATTTATAAGCTCATATAATTTTTTTGTCTGTTTGTTTATTTCTTCTTCAATATGTTTACGAATTTCTTTAAATACCCATTTAATTCCTTGAGTAATAAAGTCTTGTGCTTTTTGAGTTTTTTCTTGAATCCATTTTTGCTTGTCACCAATCCAACCTTGAGCAGCAGTTTCCCATTCATTTAATTGTTTTTGTGCCTTTTCAATTTGCTGAATTAACTCCTGCATTGACTTCATAATTCCATTTAATGGAACCTTTTCACATTCAGTTGGGGAACCAATACCAAAAAGATATTCTTGCATAAGGGATTTATCGGATACCCCCCAAAGATTCATTAAATTTCCACCCTCTAAAGGATATTTGTAAGTGCTACTTAACGAAACATTAAATCCAGCAATGTAGTCTCTAAAAGTATATCCACTGGATATCTCAAACCCAGTTTTTTGGGTTCGTGGTAAAGCAACATGTTCATTAGTGGGATATACCCCCGTAAGTATTGGACCAGTCTTACGCACAGGATCGGACCAAAATCCATAAACTCTAGATCCTTGCGTTGGACCACCAATCAAAACGGCTCCACCGTGGCCAGACATAGGACTTAAACACACTTCTACATCTGGAAGTTTTTCATCTGGAAGTAAATCTTTAACTGGATGAATATCATCTATCCTAACTTTAACATGTGTGCCCCAATTACCTCTTGCACAAACTTGAGGGTTTGCTGTTCCCTCCTCTTGTTCATTTGTAGACCAACTTTCTCTTGGGGCAACTGTTCCCCTCCATCTAATATAATCCATTGCTGGATCATCAATAATATTATATGGTACGTTATGAAAATCGCTTGCAGTTAATTTTATATCTGACATCTATTCAATCATCGTAAACTTTACATTCTGATGCACTTGGATGAGAATCGCAAAACAACTCTAAAGATGTTGGATCATGATTATCTTCAGGATGACGTATCTGATAAGATTCCAAATCCCTCAATTCTTCTTCAGTATGACGACGCATCTGTGGGGAAATCGTTGGATCATCAAGAATTCGTTTGTCATTATCAATATGTTGTTGAATGTTATCCATGGAATTAACCTACTTTGGTTTTCTGCCGTAAGAATCTCTAATTAAAATCATTTTAGTCATACATTGTTTAGGTGTCAAATGATGGCAAATATCCTGTATGATATATATACCACTTAATTCCTTATTGGCAATAATTTCTTTCTTAGAAGATTGCTCTGGAAAATCACAATGAACCAGTTGTCCTGCTCTTAAAGACAAATCTCCAACAACTGCAATTTCAACAGATAAATTAAATATTTTATTATATGTCATTGCAGATTGAATTAAAATATCTGCAGGTTTTAAATTCTCTTCAGTCTTTTTCTCCAGTTGCCTACCTCTATTACCTGGAGCAACTTGTCCCGTATCTTTCCTATAAGTAAATCTTTTACTTAAATCGCCGTAGACATTAAAATCTGGGGATATTTTAGGTAATTCTTGTCCACCTCTTGGTTTTTGTTCTTCACTCTTTACTTCTTTTGCTTTGGGAGTATAAACTTGATTATATGGATCATATGCTGTTAGTCTTCCACCATATGTTCCAGCATTTAGATTTGTTTTAACATCTATTGTTTTTATAGACCTGTAACTAATAATTTTTGAATCATATCCAGATGGTAGTAAAGTACTATTATTGTAAATAAATGATTTTTTAGGAGATCCTTCAAATAATTTATCAATTGATTTAAAATTAAATCCATCATAAGTTTCAAAAAGAAAATATCCAGCAGAAGACTTCGATCCCACTGGAATTGCTAATGTTGCTATTTCTGCACAAAACTCAAATGCTGGTTTACCAGAACCATAGAGACCGATCTGATTTGATGTTTGATCTCTAATAATCTTCTTTTTAGTTTTTAAAACTTCTTTTAAAATAATACTAACAGACTGAGATAATTCACCATCAAATTTTTGATAAACTTCACACTTTAAAAAATCACTTGCTAAATCCTCCATTGAGCAAAGGTCTATCGTATAAAGAACAGTCTCTGATGATGAAATAACATTTTCAATTTTACTAATATAAAGTGCATTACTACCAGCAAATTTTAATTTATTATTATTATTATCTTCAAAACTTAATTCAACTTTTTCAAATCCAGATAATTTTAATTTATATAAAACTGCAATATCATTTCCCGCAGTACTATGACCTGTCTCTAAAATTATCAACCTAAACCGCACAGATGTATCCAAAACACTTTCAAAATAAGAGAGATCTTGAATTAATGCCGATATATCTTGAGAACCGCCACCCCTATTAGAGGTAACAACACACTTTGTTATATTGCCAGATAATCCTTTTGTATTTGCGGTTGCTGCCATTTTTAGAACTTATATTTACTATTTAACCAACTTCAACAATCAAAACACGATCAACACCATTATCATATGATGTACGTTGACTTAATGATGCAACATCTTGAGATCTTCCTGATCTACCTGTTGATGGTGCTAATGAAGCACTACCTCCTGTTATCCACTTACCTCCAGTCCACGTATAATACTGACCATCTGCTGCTCGCTTGGTTTCTCCTTCCGTTTTACCGATTCCCAGTCCAAATCCCTTAACTGCTGCTCTAAGACTTGTATTTTTAGTATTTGTTACAGTAATTGCTTGTCCAGATCCTAAGAAACCACTACCCAATTTAACAAATTGACCATCTCTATATACCACCCCTTTGTTTTGAGTATTTGCTGCAGTTGTCGTAGGTCTTGCTGCTGGTTTTGGTGCTACTGATCTCAAATAATTAGTCGGATCTATGGCAGTCCCAGTTGCACTACCCATACGTCTTTCTAAGTGTAAGTGTGTTCTACTACCAGGACTTGGATAACGAGGATCTTTCCATAGTTTTACTAGTGCTATTACCTGCCCCTTCTTAACTTTATCACCGATCTTTACTTTACTAATAACATGTCCATATACCATTACATTTCCATCTGCATGTTGAACAACAACTCCATCGCCATGTGTGCCAAAATTTGGATAGATATCAACTACCTTACCATCTTCTAATGCAGTAACCTTAGAATTTGGATCAACACCAATATCAATTCCCTGATGATTCGTAGAAGCTCCAGGAATACCAGTATTCCTAAATCCAAATCCACTTGTTAGTTGAGGATTTCCCTCTGGTAATACAGCTTTGAATTGGGCACTAGTTAATGTACTTGGTTTTGGTGCTTTAGAACTTTGCAATACAGACATGACCTTATTAGTCCAGTTGGGATCTGTATTGTACTGTCCAGGTCCACCATGTAATCCTTGTCGTATACTTTCAATAACTTCTCTATCATCTTTTCCCTTATAAGATTGTTTCCAACGATCAACGTGTGCTTTAACGCCTTCTTCAAGGTCATTATAGACTGCATGTTGGTGTCCGTCCTTACCAATTACAAATCCTTTTGGACCTCTTCCTTGTTGACCAAAAGGATTTGTTTTTCCACTTGCAAAATATACACTATCAGGATTTGCCAACCACCCACTTTCAAGCATAGCAATTGCAGCAGTTACTGATGGATTGGGCGATTTAACTTTTTCAGCAATTTTTCTAATTTTTTCAAATGCTGCTTGTTGATCTGCATCCAAAGGTGCCCCACCACCACCACCATAAGGATCATTAAATGGTCTATCACCGTATTTAATAATAGATGCTAAAGAACCTAAACTTCCAATATCTTTATCCAAGGCTTTTTCTATGCCTCGCATAAATCCCGCCATCTGTTCATTTTTTCTTCTTATCTTTACATCTCTACGCAAAACTTCTCCACCACCAGCAAGTGCTTGGAATGATTTTGTAATATCAGCACCAGCAGCGTCTGGATATTCAGATACCATTGACATTAAAGAAGCAAAACTTTTAGCAATGTCCTTTTTAGTTGACTTAGATGGTTTTTGCCCCAACACGTAATCAACACCCAATGACATAATTTTAGCCATAATAGAACTTCCAGATCTCTTTAGACGTTCTGAAGTGGCAAGTAAAGTTGAAAGGGGTTTTTGTTTTACATCTTTTGTTCCATACAAATCTTGAATGGATTTAGCACCACTTGATTGACCAACACTAACTTTACTAATCTTTAATTTTTTAATACGAAGTGGTTTTGGTTTCTTTTTCTTTGCAGTTTTACCTGGGTCTCTACCAGTTCTTTGTTTAATTTTTCCACCTGAAGATCTTCCTTCAATCTTTCCTTGTTTTGAGTTTGCCAAAACATTATAAAGACTTACTCCAATTTGATCTCCAATTAATCCTCCTATTAATCCACCAATCGTAGCTCCTGCAGCACCCGCAAGAAGGTTGCCAATAACTGGAACTACAGATCCAGCAATACCACCAATAGTACCTCCTACCCATGCACCAAGAGCCTGTCCAACTCCAGCACCAACTGCTCCTGCTGCTGCTTTACCTAAAGGTTCTTCAAAAACAAAACGACGAATACTAAAATCAATTATAGGTCCTACAATTGGGATTCTACCCGCAATTCTACCAACATTTTTACCAGCAACTTTGGCTGGCACACCAGTGGCGGTGTTGTTCTTGATCGAGACCAGTTTGCGGGTCTTGATGTCAGAGGCGAAGACCAATCCTTGAGCAGGTCTAGGCGGTTGTCCGTTTAATCTTCTTAAGTTTCTATTACCAAATCTATCAGAATATTGGCGATCACCAAATCTTCTTTGGTATCTTCGTTGTGCGGTATCACTAACTCTTCTACCAGATCGATCAAACCCTCTTCTTTGTGGTCCTTGGAATCTTCTATCTCTAAGTGGATCTTGTCCACCCATTGTTGCCATTCCCGCAATAATTGCGAGATTCATAAATTTAGTAAAGGTGCTTGTAAATTCACTAAACTTCTTTTCACCATCATCACCAAACAATTCTTTAACTTTAGACTGAGCACCATCTACAATTTTATATCCAAGATCTATGGCAAAGACAAATTTATCAAACATTCCTTTGACAAAATCTTCAATAAACGCCGTAACTGGTTTGACATAATCCAAAAATTTCATCAATTTTGGCAACAGTTTGAATATCTGCATGACCAAAAAACCAGTAAAAACCGTTCCTAAAAATTGTTTTATTCGATCAATAAAACTCATTCCAGGAATAGGAATCTTTGGCATTCCTATTCTTTTTTTATCCTTCTTTTCTAACTTGTCTTCTTGTGCCTTTCTTTTTTTATTCTCATCCTCCTTTCTACTAAGTTGAATTTTTTTAACATTAATCTTAATTGTCTTTTTAAGAATATCCTCAATCTTAACAACCTTCTCACGAATAACTTTAATATCTTCAAGTACTTGTTGCTCAGGATCACTTAAATCATCCTCTTGAATTTGCTCAGATAGATCTACAGTTTGTTTATATTCTGTATTTTTAACAGGAACCAAAAACATTTTTGGTTGTGCAACAAGAGCACCACCGCCACTATTACTTGAAGAATTTAATAGTTTTTTGGGATCAATCAATGCCATTTTATGCTACACCCTTTATCCCATAAATTGCTAAATTTTTACTACGAGATCTGCTACTATAAGCAACATCAAAACTAGTATCAATATCTCTTTGACCCACACTCTGTTGACCTTTAACATTTGTCTTGTTCTTAATCGTTGTAGCAGTTATCTCAACCTTTCTTACTGGAGGAGAGATGTTTGATGCCACTGTCATATTCCTCTTGGGAAGAACATTTGATTGTGGTTGCATAACAGCAGGATGCCTATTAAACATCGTATCATAACCATCTGATTCCTGCCCAAGCTGTTTCATAGCACGAATTTGTGCTTGTATCCTTTTTTGTATAATTCCATTATTCTGTCTGACATTTGAACCCATAAAGGATCCACTTTGAACTGGTCTTGGTTTTGGGACGCTTACTTGAACAGGATCATAAGGACTCCAATCTCGGATAAAACTTGACTTAGATTTTTGATTATATCGTTGAACCTCAGGTTGAGAGAACTGTTGTCCAGTAATTTGCGGTAATCTAATTCTATTAAGATTCATTCCAAGGAATTTATTCTGATATCCCATATCAGTATACCTTGGTGCCATTACACTACCAGTTCCTGGTAATCCAAGATTACCTAAAGCATTCAATCCCTTACCAATAAGCCCACCACCATAAGCAAGTTGAACGTTATTTGTGTTGATAAATTTAGGGGCGTTAGTTCCCCCATGTTTTTTATTTAATTTTTTCAGTCGATCTATTCCAAGTTCTTGTGCTGCACCAGGAACAAGAACAAATTCTTTTGGTCTTAATGCAGTAAGTTGAGTATCTCTTCCTGCTCCAGCAACAGTAACACCAGTCTCTTTAGTTATTTCACCGTCACCACCATAAGGTGTAACCATTTGCTCACCACCGCCAGCAAACCCTTTTATTAATCCACCACCACTTGCTCCCTGAAGAGATCCAGTTGGAGATGCAGGTCTAAGGTTACCCGTACTTGGCATTTTATCTGCCATCGTATCGGTCCCCTGCACCGATAGTGCTTTTCCTCTATCTACTTTTGACTGTTGATCTGCTTGAATACCTGCTGCTTTACGCTGTCCTGTAACCTCATTTGCAAGAAGTGCAGTTCCACCTATTGCTAAAGCACCAGCAACATAGGGATTTTTCCTTATAAAATTCAACAGCATAGGAATTCCCTTCCTTGCCATTGTAATTGTTAATTTAGTTAAAGTACCTAGAACTGTTCTAATTAATGCACCAGCAGAAGTTCCAAATAGTAAAAACGCAGCAAGTAACGCAGGCCACCAATCTTTTATAAACCTAAAAATTGTATCTACTTTCTTTTTATTTGCTGGATCTGCAAACCACTGAAATAACTTTAGTACTAAATGCCCGACAAGAACAGTTGTTAAGAATTTAATGATTCTATCTAAAAGACTTTGGACTGGAGATAACATCTTTTTGGCAAGTGCCAGAACTGCCTTCCCACCTTTTTCTAAAAGATTCTCTTTATCTTGTCTCTTTTTACCTTCTTTTAATCTCCTATCTTTCTCCAACTCCTTTTTAATCATGGAGATTTGTTGAGTCATTAAATCAGCAATTGACTCAACAGTTTTTCTAATTGCAGCAATATCATCCGCAATTGCTGCAAGACCAACTAACTTTTTATCACCCTCTTCTTTTTCTGGGAACGCTACTTTTTGTGCAACAAAAAATGATCCTGTTCTAATTGCTAAAGGTCCACCACCAAATCCTTCGGTATTTACACTCTTTCTTTTAATTCTAAATCTACCAACCTTACCCTTTACTCTCTTCCATTCATTTGTTAGCAATTCTGCTTCTTCAGTAGGAATACTAGTGCCAGACATTCTAGCAGCAGCCATTCTCTCCCTTAAAAGAGACATGTATGTTGCATAATCTATATCAAAAACATTATCAAGTCCTAAAAGTTTTAGGATACGTTCATCAACATCTTCATCAACAAGATCTTCTTCACTAACACCCTCATATAATTTCTCTTTACCTGGTGGTTCTTGTTGTGAACTATCATCAGTAGGAACCAATGCTCCTTTATCTTTTTCCTTTGGGAGGTCTTTTTTAGTTCCTGAATTTTCTACATAATATTCCCACAAATATACAATATAGTTGTTAAAAGACTCCCATTCTTTTGGGTTTTGGGGTCTAGCGTGAGTTGGTGATGGATAATCTTTTGTTGAATTATCCCAAGCACTTAAAAAGATATCTTTAACTCTATCAGCATTTACATTATAAGTATTTGCAATCAAGAATTTAGCAAACTCCATTCTTTCAGCAAGAATGGATCTCCAGAGTCCACGCTTTGCTTGAACAGAAGAGTAAGATATAAACTTTTCTACATACTTGGGTTTATCCGCCATTTTGTTGTTGCTTTAATTTCTCTTCTTCTAAATGAGCCTTCAACAGAGCAACATATATATCTCGCTCCCATGGTATTAGATTTTCAATTTCAGTTAATGAATATTTATGATACTGTATCAAAGCAAAATTCAATTTATAATAATTCTCTAAGTCCATGTGAGAGAGGGCTATGCGAAAAAACTTGAGAGTCCCTCCAGAACAACAGTGCTTTCAACCCCAGTCTTAGGATTCTTAACTTTAATTTCGTGAGACAATTTTGGCATAGTCTCAAAAAATTTCTCAATTTGTTTGAATTGAGATGAATTCATTTGATCCAGAAATTCAACAACTTCTTTTTTAGTTATATCTGAAGTTGCCCAAGATTCTTCTTCAGTATAAATTTGATCGATACATGTAGCAATAAGATCAAAAGATTGTTCGACTGTTCCACCAGAAGCAAAGTCAAAATTGTTTTTAATAAACTGATCAAGAGATGGATATTTCATTTCCATCATGATACTATCATCAACTTTGATCTGCTTATTGTGATCATCATTTTTCTTAACACCGATGTCATCGATGTTAATTTTAACTGGCACTAAAGTTTCTTCATCATCTGGACAAATAACATTAACCTCCAGATCTTCTCCTACAGACTTTCCTCTAATGTTAAGGAATAGATATTCAATATCAAATGTAGGAAGTTCTTCTACTTTAATGCTTTTTGTTAAGACACAATTTTTAATTACCGTTTTGATTGCAGTAGTAATTTGTTTTGTGTCTTCACTTTCTAAGGCAAGAACAAGAAGTTTTTCTTCTCTTACCAAAAAAGGTCTATATTGAATTGGTTTTCCAGTTGATGGCAATTCAAGTTCATATGTTGGCGTAGATATCTTAGGTAAAGGCATGATATTCTGATATAGGTTTCAGTGTGATTATTTAGTTCTTAATTGTTTAACGTTTGTCCAAGAATTCTTTCAAGTGATTGTCTACCAATTTCATTTGCAACTGAGGATCTAGAAGTTCCCTCTAATGCTCTCACTCCAAGTGGACTTCTAGCTAAACTTGCCACTGCGGCAGCACCTCTTATTCTATCCAATTCTTGCTGAGAATATCTCCAACTAGCACGGGTATTACTTTGATTTGGGGCAGTAGTGGTTGGCAATGGAACTGCGGGAGCATTTGGATTTCTTGAACTTGAGTTTGATGTGCCACTAAGAATAGTTGTATCAATATAATAACGAGTATATGTAAATGAAACAGTAACTTTTAATAAATCAGACTGGTCATAAGATACTGGCACAGAATTAATTGCTTTTGGATAAGCACCAGCAAAATTGTAAATTAAAAGTGGCACTGCTCCAGTAAATCCAGATCCAAGATTTTTTTCAAACTTTGTAACAGACATTGTTGTTTGATACTCTTTTGGATATCTTACTCTAGAATAAAAATTTGGTTGATTAATGTTTTTTCCTTTTTGCTCATTAGTAATAAATCTCAACCAAGCATCAAAAAATCTAATCTGGTGGTAATTACTGTTTTGCGTCACTAAAAAAGTAAAGTCTATAGTATCATCATATAATCTACGATATGCATGTTTCTCGGTAACTCCAGTATAATCCATAGTCTCTATGGTGGCAAGACTAGATCCAGGAAGAGAAGCTTCAAGACAAGTTAATTCCATTAATTCTTTATCATAACTTAATCCAAACTCATCATTAAAATATTTTGTTAACGGAATACCCTTGTCTGGTACTGGAGGAGGTTCTATAATAACAGAGTAAATTGAAGTTAGAGCAGGATTAAGAATCCTACTCTTCAATGTATTCATCGTAACTCCAGAAGATATTGGAGGAGTTGACATCTAAATAAAGTTAACTGTTTATATTATATGTAGTATACTTAATGAACGAAAGTATAAAAAGTAAGTATAGACCATCTTATCCACAAAAATATAAAGGTAATCCCAATAATATTATTTGTAGAAGCAGTTGGGAGAGAAAATTTTGTGCTTGGTGTGACCTAAATGAGAATATAATTGAGTGGGCAAGTGAAGAATTTTATATCCCCTACATATCTCCATTAGACAAAAAAATTCACAGGTATTTTCCAGATTTTATTATAAAAGTAAAAGAATCTACTGGTCAACTTAAAACTTATGTTATTGAAGTAAAACCAAGAAGACAAACTTTACCACCAACAAGAAAGTCAAGAGTTACAAAATCTTTTATCTACGAAGCAAAAACTTATGAAGTCAATAAAGCAAAATGGAGAGCTGCTGAAGAATGGTGTAAGGATAGAAGATTAGAATTTAAAATCATCACAGAAGACGAACTAGGAATCAAGTAATGGCGAAAAAAACTCTCTTTGAGGAATTAAAAGAAGAGGTAGACGCAGAGGAAGGTAGATCTCCATTTTTTTATAGGAGAGCATATCGTAGATTGACACGACAATATTTGAGTAATCCAAAAAAGTTTATACTTGATGAAAAAAGAGATTCTGCACAAGAAGATCCTGATGACCAAGATGAGAATTTATTAAGAAGAGTTCCTAGGCAGGGACATATTTACATGTTTGAATATGCTCCACCATTTAAAAAGGATGTAAAAATATTTGACCCATTTCCATTGGTCTATGTCATTTCTTTTGATGGTAGATCTTTTACTGGTTGCAACTTACATTACATTCATCCAATCAAAAGAAAGATAGTCCTTGAGAATTTAAAAGAAGGTAAATTAACATTGCCTTATAGTTCCATATCTAAATATATAATAAGTCAAATTGATGGACTTCTTTTAGATATTGCATTTAGTGAGTGGTCTGTTGCCGCCAACTTGCCAATTGAAGGATTTGTTTCTATTATAAATGGTGAGCAAAAAGATTTAATGTTAGAAGACATTTGGAAGCAAACAAACAAATCGTTTAGACGGATGTTGAGAGGATCCAGAATATACAAAGGATATGGTCAAAAAGACCAAGATTTTAAAGGAACTTAACCAATGTCAGCGCAAACAGTAACAGGTAGTCAAATATCAAATATACCCACAAATCTTCGGGCAGCAAGTTGGTGGGTTAGTGGTACACAAATAGGAACAGGAGGAAATACAAATGTTCGGGTTAGAACGGCCACTGCGCCAGGAAATGGGTTAACATATGCTTTTGCAGTAGACCCACAAGGCAATTTGGATTATAACAGGATTATAGCAACAAGAAGAGCTGATACTGGTGTTTGGGAACCCACACCTTATGCTAGTACAATCGGAACAGCGTTTGCAGATAGCATAGCAAACAGTGGTAGTATTTTGAATGCTTTTAATGCAGGAACAAACCAAGCAGTGGGTGCTGGGCTGGCGGCAGCGGGATCACCATCAGGCCCTAATGCAATAGCAAGTGTTTTAACGGGGGGTGTTCAAGGGGGAAGGTTCGCAGATCAACTGGGTGTTAGATCACCAGGGGCAGCGCCGCAGTCTGGGAGAACTGGAGGAGACGCGGACGTAACTGGAACTCGTAATCAAGTAAGAGATACAATAAACAGTCTTAGCACTACCGCTTTATCCATAATAGGAGAACCTGCTAAAGCAAGGGAGGCAGCTGTTGCTGGACTGAGATACCCAGAAGAATTTAAACTAGACAGTGGTATGGATTATGTTCAATTCTCATCTAAGACATACGGCAACAAAAATATTAACACAACCACTTTCACAACTGGAGACAGGTCTAGCAAAAATGCTAAAACAGAAGAATTCGTAATTTTACCAATTCAATCGTCTATAAGTGATGCAAATACAGTTGGATGGAATGAAGAGACTTTTAATCCAGCCCAAATAATTGGAGCAAATTTAGCAATAGCTGGAATTTCTCAGGGTGTTGGAGGATTTGTTGGTAGTCTTCAAGAAGCTCTTAAAAAGGCTGGTAACCCAGCACTTCAAGGTTCAGTAGAAAAAGCAATCATTGCATACTTTACTGAACAAGCAATAGGAACACAAGTTTTATCAAAAGTATCAGGAGCAGTATTTAATCCAAATACTGAGTTATTGTTTCAGGGTCCTCAACTTAGATCCTTTAGTTTTACTTTTAAACTAACTCCTAGATCAGAGATTGAGTCTGAAATTGTTAGACAAATTATTGGATTTTTTAAACGCAATATGTCCCCGCAAACAGAAAAAAGTGGATTGTATTTAAAAGCACCTAAAATTTTTCAAATTGATTATTTCCACAAGGGAAAAAAAGATCATCCTGGTATAGGTTTGATTAAAGATTGTGCTCTTCAGTCATGTAATGTTGATTACACTCCTGATGGGAGTTACATGTCATTTGAAAATGGTGCAATGGTCTCTTATAATTTGTCACTACAATTCATGGAATTAGAGCCCATATATGCAAAAGATTATGATGAAGAAACTGGAAAGGTTGGCAACAAAGACGCTAAGAATCACCTAATAGGTTATTAAAGAAATGCCCAGAGAATATTTTAAACAGGTTCCCAATTTTGAATATGCCGCGTTTGGTATAGAAAGAAATTCTATATCAGATTATACTACTGTAAAAAATCTTTTCAAGAGAGCTAAGATAAGAGAAGATATTTTTCAAAATATTTCTTATTTTCAAAAATATACAATTCAGGGCGATGAAAGACCAGACCAAGTAGCTGATTTGTTTTATGACGACCCAACACTAGATTGGTTGGTATTAACCGCAAATAATATCAATAATGTTTATGATGAATGGCCAAAAACTCAGTATGCTTTTAATGAACACCTTTTACAAAAATATGGAAGTTATGAGAATTTATATTCAGGAATACATCATTACGAAACCACAGAAGTTGTAACAAGAGCAGGATACATTATTGTAGAAGGTGGTAAAGAAGTCAATGAAGGATTTTTTAAGGCTCCAGAATATGAAATAGAATTAGACCCAAATGTTGAATTACCAAAAATTATTCCTGGTATTTTTGCAGCAGGAACAGCATCTGTTAATCCTGTATCTGGAACCGTTACTCAATTAGTATTAACAGGTCCTGGAGCAGGATATACTGGCATTGGGTCTGTGACAATCACACCACCACCAAATCCAAGAAAAGGAATAGTAGATGTAGCACTCAATGTTCCCCCAGATGAAAGAGAAGTTGGAGCAATCACAATCATAGATGCTGGAACTGGATATACATTCCAACCAACAATCACATTTAGTGATCCTCCACCAACAATCACTGCACAACTAACACCAGTTATTAGTGTTGGTGGATCGATAACTTCCATGACAATCACAAATCAGGGAGATGGATACACATTTACTCCAACAATCACAATAGATCCACCACCTGATGTTATTAGTAGTGCATTATTCATTACAGATTCTAATTTTACCGTAGAATCTGGATTTGAAGGATTCTTTATGGATGCACTAGGTATAAGAGTATATACATGCCATGGAGCAAGCACTTATACTAGTGGTGTGATTGAACATTATGAGTTATCATCACCTTACAATATAACAAGTGGAACTCAAATTGCAACACGCACATTAAACTTTGGCGGTGTATCTTTCATATACTTAACTGGTATTGAATTTAAACCAGATGGAACAAGAATGTATGTTTCTGGTTTAACAGGATCTGGATTTAAGATTGCACAATATGATCTATCGACAGACTGGGATATTAGCACCGCAACAGTAGCAGGTGCAATCAGTATGCCAGCATCCTCTGGTATAAGGATGCAAGATGATGGATTTTATCTTTACATTGTTGACATTCAAGATCCAGATACAATTAAAAAATACGAATTACTGACTGAATGGAATATAACAACTTTAAGACCTCTTCCATCCCAACAAGCTAATATACAATCATTAACTGGAGAAACTTCAGTCCGTGGTTTTGCCTTTAAAGATGATGGAACAAAACTCTATGTCTCTGGAACAGATACCAGACAAATGCACGTATTAGAATTAGGTGCAAATTGGGACTTAGATAGTTTTACTTTGCTAGGTTCTCGTAATATTCAAACAGATAGTGGAGACACTATTCCAATGGATGCTTATGCAAATCCATCTGAAACCTTCTTTATCGTTGGTGGATCTAGCAATAGAAAATTATATCGCTACAGTACAGACATTACTGCTACTGCAACAGCAACTGTTGGAGTAGGAACTACAACATCAGAAAAGATTGTTAGTATAACAATCACAAAGGCAGGTGCGGGTTATACTGCAACCAATCCACCAAACATTTATATTCAACCGCCAATCCCACATAGAACGGCAACTGGATACGTATTAATCAACAATGGTGGAGTTTCTGATGTTGTCATGGTAGACCGTGGTTATAATTACAGAACTCCTCCAACTGCTGTAATTGAAAATCCACTTCCACCAATTACAGCAACTGGAGACGTAAAAACAGAAAATGGTAAAGTAATTGAGTTAACTCTCAGAAATCCTGGTAGAGGATATAACAGTCCTCCAGATCTTATTTTTAGTAAGCCTGGTAATTTATATGAACCTCAAGTTAATGAAGTTTTTGAAAGAAATGGGCAAGAATGGAAGTATGATGGATTTAATTGGAGAAAAAGAATTAGTTATGGTACAGTTTATTTTGATACTAGAGCAGCAGAAATTTTAGAGATTAGTGGTAGAGAATCTTGTGTTCCAGTAACAAACTTTCAATATGAAGAACGTGTTGAAAATGAAAAAAGAAATATTTACGTACTAAAACCAGATTACTTGACCATCGTTTTAGATGATATTGAAAATATTATGGAATACAAAGAAGGTTCTGAACAGTATGTGTCCAGAACCCTTAAGAAAGGAGATAATCCTCGTTTATATGATTAATTAACTTTCAGCAAGACGCTGGAAGTAACTAAGAGCATCATCATCTTCATCATCAGAAGATTTTGAGGAACTCAACGATTCAAGTTGAGCACTCAGATCGTCAGGAAGTTGACTTTCTTGAGTTTGACGAGAACTAAAGTCTGGTTTAAAGGAACCACGGGTGGTATCCTCCTCTTCATACTCATCAGGGTCTTGATACTTAGGAGTTCCTTTTTTACCAAGAACATAGTCAAGACGCTTTTGAAGTTCTTCATAAGTTTTAAACTCAGAAGCAGCAACCAGATTTTGAAGAGAATATTCTGTCTTCCATACACCCTCTAGTGCATCATCATCCTTAAGAAGAGGTGCTTGACGATCAAACTCAGATTTGTCGTAATTCCAATAACCATCAACCTTACGAATCTTCAGTTTGAAGTTGGCACCTTGCCAGAAGTCGAAGGGATTGATGGGTTCTTCATCTTCAAATTCTGGTTGCATTGCTGCCATAACCTTGTCAAAGATTTTAGCACCATACTTGAAGAGGAATACTTTACCCTCATTAGCGGGATTTGCGGGGTCCTTTACAACATAGATGTTGGAATAGTAAGACAGTTTACGCTTCTGCTTACGGACAGTTTCTTTGTCCTTTTCGTTGCCACTATTCCAGAGTCCACGGTTATATTCAGACACTGGATCCTTTTGACCAATGGTAGTCAGAGAGTTCTCGATATACCAACCACCAGGACCTTGGAATCCATGAGAATACATTTTTACCCAAGGAAGGTCTTCTCCTTCAGGAGCGGGGAGAAAACGAATAACTGCATAACCATTACCAGTTTTATCCATTTCTGGTTTCCAAAGACGCTCATCAGCACCATTAGAACCAGTGTTCATCTTCTCAACTTCTTTTACCAGTTTTTGAGTAAGAGAACCAAGTGAAGACTGTTTTTTAAGATCTGCGAAAGACATTAGATTACCTCGTATTTTTGAGATTCGGCTTGTGTGTGTCCTTTGGGGACTTGCGGTGGACACTTACCAGTATAGTGCAAGTCCCCTAGTACGTCAACCTTCTATTTTATTGACCTGATCCTTCATTTGTTGGATCAACTTTTCCATATTTGAGAAGATGATGTTCATATCCATTCCCTCTGGAAGTCCCATCATCATTGCAGACTTAGATATATTTTCTTTCATCTTTTTTGCCTCTGGATCATCCGACAGAGACAATCTTGTATACAATACTTTTTGCTTTTCAAGTAAATCTTGGAGTACATTTACATGTTCAAGTTTTCCTTCTCGATCCATCTTAAAAAACTTAAACATGTTTTCATATAGTTTTTCCTGAAGTTCGTTAATATGTGCTATTTCAGAACGAACGACTTCAGAATCAAAAAAACTCATAATACACACTCCTTTAAAATTTTTTTGAATTTGAATATATCAATATTTAGGAAGGAATTGTATTTTTTGATATTTTTTGAGACTAGTTGCCAAACTGGGTCTATCAATTTCTTATCAAAATCATTCCCGAACAGGAATATTCTATCATATATGACTATGGTTTCTATGCTAATTTTACCGTTCAGGAACTTTTTAAGTAACGGTGGATGACCCTTTGAACAGTCAAAAACTTCTTCAAATTTATGTTCTGTGAATAACTCTGTAGTCTCTTCTTTAAAGATATACGCCAAAGATTCCTTTTTCTTCTTCCAATCGTTATATACAGATTCACCTTCTCTAATTATTTGACCAATCCAAAGAGAATCTGCATCTCCAGAAGAAACAAAGTTAGCAACAAAGAAGTCAACAATCTCTTTATCGTTTTTTTGTCTACCTAACTTTTCAAACCAATACCGATCCTTCCTTTTATAAAAGGCTTGCAGGGAGGCACGAGTTTTACCACAATACTTATGATAATCGTAATTATCTTTTGTAAAATGATTTTTTAACGCAAGATATGTTTTATATACATCAAACGGGGTCATAATTTTGGAAGGGGGGTTTTTCAGAATTTTCCCCGCGATAATTTTTCCGACTTTTTCGTAATTAAAAAACCAATTTCGCTCTGGAAGTCCTTTTTAAGAAGTTTAATTCCATTGCATCATACTTAATCTTCTCCTTCAATGGTTTTGATATAAGTTTCGGAACGGATTCTAAATCGATACTATTTTTTTCGCAGAAGTGAATGATGGCATCGATGTAATTCATATCTTTGTTATTTTTAACTAGAACCTCAATCTCTTGAGCAAATTTTGTCGGGCAAAAAAACTTCTTTTCTAATACCCTCTCAAACTCGTCTTCTAGTTTAACTGGCATAG